GTCATAGTGAAGGGCTTCGAGATAGTGTTGGCACTCACACCAGCTTGCGTCCCGCCAAGGGACGCAACAACATGCTGGCGTGCAACCGCGCTCGGAGCAAGGTCTGCGGACAGGTTATAAACCGGAGCCGTAAACCCAGTCTGAGCACCACCACCAACGGAAGCGGAAGGTGACCAAGTCATCTTTGTGTTTCCTTAAAGATAGGTGAAGACATCCTCAAGAGAAGATGTCGCGGATTGTAGCTCTATGAGTAACACCCAAGGCCGCTATGTTAAGCCAACGAAGGCTCGACACACCGGGAACCTTGAATTGCAAACCTGGTACTAATGAACCCTGATAGGATTCACGTACTTTGGTCTGACTACTCACAGAGCCCCCGATCCCAGGCTTTTGAGACAACATCGATCTTGTCGCCGCCGGGTTACCTGAAGGTGCAATGTCAACCTTTTCCACATCTACTTTGCAAGTAGTTGCGGTAAGGCTGCCGCGCACCGTCCAGTTAACACCAGCAGACGGGTTCGATGCTGCTTGAATTATCCCACCTATATTGGTGAAATAATCGACCAGGAAGGAGTAAGGGATTAACTCCCATACAGTTGGCACGAATGACGGAAAATTAAGACCGAGTATCGCAGATGTAGCACCGGAGTCCTCTGGAGTTTTAACACTCACAAGGCACCGGTAGCGAACCTGCGACTTCGACGAGATGTTCCGCCGCCAATGTATCTGACTGGACCCTACATTATCAACACCAGAGCTGGACGAGTCATTAGACGAGTCGGAACCGGACGCTCCCACGGTTTTACGTGGTAGGCGCCCGTTTCGTAACTCGCTTAACGCTTTCGCACCATCTTTAATGTCGCTAACTAAGGGTTTCCAGCCGAATGAATACTCCAACCAAAGATCTGACACGATGTCAATCTTCTTTGAGATGTTACGAGCCGATATTCCCCGCGTCGCCTTCTTTGACGACGCGAGATATTGACTTATACCACCCCAAATGGATCGAGCAGGGTGCGAGATCGTTCCGATAGTCTCCCTAAGCTCGCCAAGCGCCACTCCACCCGAGAAGGTGGATTGAGCCTGAGCAATCCGAGAGGCCAATTCGGTCAGGGCCTGGTTATCTGCATTAGCAATGGAAGTAGAGTTAGCCCCAGGGTTTACAGCGTAAACCAAAGAGCTACCTTTCACACCACCATATCCGGTGCCGAAGAAGACTCCGTGTGCGTCAACTACAACGTCGACGTATTTGTAGTCAAACTCGACATCAGTTATGTCATAACTCACTGCATCAATACGCGAAGTAACCTCGTTACCCGAGCGAATAGTTTGCCTCCAACGATCGTGTCCGTATGGCGTGAACGTAACAGAATTGTTGCCAAAGAAATTGACAACAGCTTCTTGCACGGGCAATCCAAACGAACTATCATAGGAGTAAAGCACCGCTCGATGCGACGTAGTACTCGTTCTCGTGAGTGAGTCAGACATGTGTGTGTCACCTGCTAATTGTGGAACTTAACCACCGTCGCCCACCACCTAAAGGCAGATAGACGATGCAGAACAGTGAGAGCCGGAGGTACAAGAGGATCAGCCATCATTTCTTAACCGATTTGACGGCAAGATAGATGTTGAGGAGAAAAGTCAGAAAAGACTTGACCCTTCGAACAGTCATCTTGATCATA